CCGCCGGATGCTGCGTCAAAGTTCGCGGCAACACGGGCATAATTGTTCCCAGTGATTTCTGAGCCAGAGGCATCGTCGTTGAACGACGCGACCGCCAGACCAAGGTAAGCCTGAGACGGGAATGTGTATGCGGAAGTGCCGAGGACGTGGTCCAGCACCTTGTTCTCTAGGTAATCACTCATTGCAGACATGGCTTAACTCTCCACTGCGTTGTTTTGGCGTTGATACACGCTGTTAATATGCAACGATCCGGTCCCGTACTGACTTCTCTGCTCGTCAACTTTAATTTGCTCAAGCGCGGACTGGAAGCGCGACATATATTGACCCGCACGGGTTTCATCAAGAAGGTAAGCATACGCCTCTGCGAGTGATCCGTATAGGTAGGCATCCGGCGAGCGGGTCAAGATATTATTTGTGGCGTTGCTGTCGGACAGCGCCGTGATCGACCCGATATAGATAATCTCGGCGGTGTAGCTGTCGTCCGGCACAGGGCGCATCTTCATCTCGTCGCCGATAATACTGAAGCCCTTCGGCTTGCCGACGCCGCCGGATGAGAAGTTACTGTCCAGCGCGACCGGGCTGTAATAGGTCAGGACCGTCAGCGGTGTCGTGTTCAGCTTGACCTCGCGCACCTCGCGCAAGTCTGTCGGCAGCGCAATGTATTCGTCGCCGCTGGTCAGTGTTGCCGTGGCGCGCTTCTCCTGAGACCGTGTCTCCAGTTCGCGAGACATCGTCGCCTCTGCAAGCTGGATAAAGTCGGGGATGACGCTGGTCAGGTCGTCACGCGCGAGGAAGTTGGCTATTGCCGTCTTCAATTCGGTGTAGGTCGAAATCGCCATTATAAATGTCCGCCGCCCGTTCTGAATGCCCGGTTTTCACTGTCGTTCAGCCAAGCCTTCCACGCCTTTGGATTTTCGCGCATCGGGCCAAACTTCTCCAGCAAGTGATTGTACACCACGTTTGGGATTTCCGCCACATGCTGCATGTGACGCTGCGTGTTGCCGATCATTGAGCCGGGCTGGTAGTCGCCCGACATCTGCTTGTTAAGTTTGAGCAGGCCGCCAAATTCCTGCCGCTGTTCAATAACAGAAGACCCGTCGCTGTTCTGTTGCAGGGTGACTTCCTTGCGGGTGCGCGGGTCGGTGTATAGGTATCGCTTCATTTTGCCCTCATAGAGAAGGGGGCAGCCGAAGCCGCCCCCTTGCTAGATTAGGAACCGCTGAGATCGAAGATCGCGGCGTGCGCCTTCGGAGCGGTTGGCTTGAGCGCCCACTCGCACAGGATGTGCGTGTCGGTTGCGTCGCCAGTCTTGGCCAAATCTTCCTCAAGGAAGTTACGACCGTTCAGCGTGCAGAGTGACACGAAGTCCGGGTCGATCAGGAAGATACGGTCATTCCCAAGCTGACGAGAGGGTGTCGCCTCAACGGTGCCGAAGTCGCCCATAAAGACCGAAGTCGAGCCGACATAGGAGACCTCTTTGGCGGCAGTCATGTTCACGTCGTTGCTGACAAGGTTACCAGTCGCGGACAGGTCCGAGAAGTTCGCCTTATTCGAGGCTGACATGCACATCATGCGAGGGTTACCGCCGTCGGTCCAAGCGTCCTGCTGCGCGTCCTCAATGAGGGCGAGCGTCAGTGCGCGGTCGTCACCGTTTGTGATGGCGTCAGTACCGTCGCCAGTGGCGAAAGCACCAGAACCAGCACCAACAGAACCGTTGGTCATCCAGCAAGACAGCGACGCCGACTTGCGTGGCTCAGAAGAAGAGCGAGCAACGTCTGTGTCGCCAATCATCTTTTCGATGTCGCGACGCAGTTCCAGTGCCTTCAGCACCTTCTGGTAGTTGTGTTCACGCTCACGGCCGGCAGTGTCTACCGCGTCCAGAGTGCCAGAAGTCGCGAAGACTTTCTTGGAAATCTGGTGGTAGTTACCCACACGCGCTGTCGGCGTGGCCGCCGCTGTTGCCGTGTCTGCACCTTCGTTGTGATAGTTCGAGGTGCTGGCTGATGCCAATTCCTGAACCTGCCACTCGGTGAAGATGCCGTTAGAAGTTTCCTTCTTAACGTTTGAAAATATTGGCGTTTCTGCGGGATCGATCCGATAAATTACATCGGCAAGCTGTTCACGTTCGCCGATTGCTGCGGCGGTTGCGAAGGTTGTCATAACCTTTTCCTTTCTTTGCGGGCTACTTTCGGCCCATTAGATACTCAACAGCAGCGTCCACCGTTCCGGCGCTTTCAAAGCGCTTTCGGGCATCACGCTGAGAACGGGTAGCAACTTCGCGCTTGGTCTTTGGTCGCCCTGCCTTGGCCATCTTTGGTGCTTTGCGGGTGCGTTTCTTGGCGGCGGGGGCTTTGTCTTGAAGCTGGTCCCAACGCCACGCCTTGTAGAGAAGCTCTATCGCCCTAGCATCCGAGGCGTTTGCGATCTCCTCCGAACTAAACCCGATCCGCTTCTGAGCGTAGGAAATCACTTCCTTGCGCTCTGCGTCGCGAGTGTCCTCATCCTGCCACGCAGGGATGCGGTTAAGCATTTCGCCACGCTGCACTTCTAAGTGCTTGCGTAGGTTCTGCTCTTGCTCGCGAGATTGCTCCGCCGCGATGCGCTGACGTTCGACCTCGACCTGCTTCTGGTATTCCTTCTGCTGGTCCCAATCGGTCTTCGCCAGAAACAAGTCACGTTCGGTCATCGTCTCGGCCAATGCTCTCCAGTCAGGTTCCTGATGGGTTGCCTGATGGATTTGGGCAGCCACTTGATCAAGTTGCTGCGCGTAAGCGTCTCGAAGTTGTTTCGTCTCAGCCTGCTCCGCCTCAAAGGCTTTGCGCTGCTCGGCTAACTCCATCGAACGCTTAGTGTACGCCTGCTGCCGCGAGTAACCACTCCGAAGTTCGTCAAGGTCTACCTCTAGTTCCTGACCGTCCACCTTCACGGTGTAGGTCTGGACAGGCTCCTCTTCGTAATCGTCATCGTCATCCGCCTCGTAGGCGTCTTCGCCCTCATCGTCCTCCTCGTAATCCTCTTCGACGGTCGCGTCTGCGTTCTCCGTCTCCGGCTCATACGCCTCGGTCTCAGGCTGTTGAGGCTCTTGTGCCTCGACCTGCTCTTCTGTCACGGTGTCCGGTGCGGGTGTGTTCAGAAGAGAAACTGCATCATTAAAAGAAATGGGGCCGGTTCCTTGCGGATTGTCGGACATAAAAAAACTCCTAGTTTACGCGGCTGTACCGCTTAAATTCGTCAAGCTGCGCTTGTGCCAGCTTACCATCCTCGACAACGCTCTGGAAGTACCCCTTGACTGCGTTAAGTGCCTGCATCAGTTGGAATAACTTCTCGCGCGCCTCCTCATCGTCAATGCCGGATGTCTTCCAAGCATCGACAAACTGCTCGTCGAGGAACTCAAACGCCTCAACAAAAAGTTCGTTTCGCAGCAACGCTGCGGCTTTTTCGGCGCGAGCCTGTCGCTGCCGTGTCTTGCCCTCATTCATCCCAGTAATGTGTACCCTGTCAGTTTCGGGGGTGTCTGATAATATTCTGGAGATATAGCACCTTGCTGTCGGAAAGCAAGGTTCGCCGCACCAAAGTCTGCCGGTGTGCCGAAGCCCGCGCCGTAGCGCTCTTGGAAGCCCATCAAGCCCTCTGGAGCCACGTCAAGAAGTCCCATCCTCGCATACTGCGCGCCGGGCGCGCCGGGAGGAGGCGGCGTCGTACCGGGAGGTGGCGGTGTCGTACCGGGAGGAGGTGTTGTCCCGCTGCGCGTGTCGAGGCGGCACGCCTGCAAATCCTCATCAAATGTGTACCCGTCGGGACACTCTTTGTTTCCCTTTGGCGGGACTAACTCCCGCCTTGCATACATTTCCTCAATGTCTATCTGGTTCTCGTGTGAACTGTCGTAACCGCCGTATCCCGGCCCCGGCGCAATAATGTCTCTGTAAGGATGGTCTGGGCCGGGGTCAAATCTGTTGCCCCCGTACACCACGCCGCCCAATGCGTTGGTGCTAAGTTCGCCCATCAAATTGCCATCTAAATAAACAGGCTGGCCAAGTCCAAGGCGCAAGTCTTCTTGCGGAGTGTTCAGCCCAAATATGCTCGCAACGAGAGGCTTGAAGCCGGGCTTCTCAGAGTACGCCATAACCGATGGCGCGTTTACACCATATCGTGCGTACATTCCGCCGGGGCTAATACCCTCTGCGAGCATGCCCGGAGTAAAGCCCATCTCTGGTGTGCCAACAGGAACATAAGGGTTCCGGCCTCTAATCTGCTCAATCGCGTAGGCGTCCGCGCCGACTATTCCTAATCTGGCCATCTCCGCCATATGGGCTTGCCTCTGAGCGGTGGTCGGCGTAAGCCCCATCCGCGCTGCCTCGGCCTCGGCGCGCTGGCGATAAGCGTCGGCGCTGGCGGCGGCGGCGGCTTCAGCTTCGGCTTGGGCAGCGGCTTTTGCCGCTCGGACCTCCGCAGCCCTTTGTGCATTTGCAAGATTTGCAAGGTCATCCCTAATTGCTGTTGCCGAAGGGTCGGGGTCAGCATACACATTCGCCATATGCTGGTCTATTTGCGCTTGGCTTGCGCCTCGCCCCATTTCCCCAAATGACATTCCGTATGGATCGGCCATCTCTAAACCCTCGGCAAGTTAGTTGAAATATCGGCGTCGGTGACGGCCTTCGCGACGCGAAGTTCGGCCTCTGCCTGTAGTTCTTGGCGACGCAGTTCCATCTCCATTGTCATCTTCTCGCGCTGTAGCTGGATGTCCGCCTGCATCTTCTCGCGCTCAAGCTGCATGTCAGCCTGCGCCTTGGCGCGATCCATCTCGATTTCCTGCTGCATCTTGACCATCTCAGGGTCGGGCTGCGGTGCCTGCTGCTGTTGCTGCTGCATCATCATCTGCTGCTGGATCATCTGCGGTGAGTTAAAGAACTGATCGGCATCCTTGAACCCGCCGATCTCGGCAATCGAACGCAGCGTGTTGACGTACTGAGGCATCGACACAATCGGGTTCTGCGGGCCAAGCTGCATCAGGATTTGTTCCTGCTTGGCCGCGATCTGCGTCAGGAACGCGATCTTGGTCTCGTCGTCTGTGGTGCCAAGCCCGACTTGCACGACCGTGTCGAACTGCGACTTCCACTCCGCCGGGTTAATCGGCACAAAGTTATTACGCAGGCGGAACACCCTCGGCTTGTTGTCGTGCTTCAGCACCAAGTGCAGGATGCCCTTGAACAAGTCCTTCACGCCGGTCTCGGCCATTGTGCGCGCGTAACTCTCCAGCTTCACCTGAGCGCCGCGAACAGTCGCCGCGACTGCGCCAGCGGTCGAAGATTGCAGCGCGTCGGGTGACAGCCCCTGCGACGCCTTGGACATGCCGGTGCGCTGCTCTTTCACGCTGCCGAGGTAATCCA